TATTCGCGTCCACCCAATTCGTGTAATTATCAGGATCGTTTTGACGAATTCGATCGCTGCGTTGCGCGAGCCAAACGATTCTGGTTACCAGATTGTTCATTGTTAGTTCTAGGTCATTGGAAGGACCATATTGACCCTCCGCCTGCACCATATCCACCTGCGATATCAAGAAGGAGTGCTCTGTTCGAGCAACATAAGCCATCTCAGTGTCCCCGATAAATATATAGTTCGCTTCTACGAACGGATTGAAATTCCAACTCGTGAGGCCAGGAACGGAGATGTCTAAATCGTACGACGGCGGAGACAAGAACCTACTCAGCGAAAACAAAGAATCGCTCGTATCTGGAGCAACTCGAGTTGCGAACGTCGGTTTGTTCGGTCGAACATCTTTCACCGTAAAAAGGCTGTAAGCATTTCGTAGTTCCACGACAATTTCGACCTCAGATGTTTGAAGGGCTACAAGCGGAAGAGCCTGTCCTACAGTTTCGCAAAACCAGAAGTGGAGTGGTACGAGCAGAGTCCTGCCTCGTATAGAAGGTTCTGGAAATGAATTTTGAGAAGCTATGGCGTGCGGATATTGATTTATACGATTGTCCGAGTTTGCAGGGTTATGCATGTCGGGCGTATTTCCAATCATACGGTCGAGTATTGCTTTCTTGTTCGCGTCAAACGTCATGTTCGCGTACACTTTCATCCACTCGCCTGTATGGCGGACAATCTCAGTTCCGTTAATGAGAAGAGAGACATGGTGAATCATATTATACCCCAAATTTTGCACCCATCGAAATTCGTATCCGATTGCGTCTGAGTCTGGGTTCACGGGGCTAGTTCCTGAAGGAGGAGTGGGCAGTGCGTGTATTGGCGAGTAAATGTCTGGAAAGTCGACGCTCAAATAGCAGTCGTGCACAAGTTGTGCGTGCCTCTCCACCTTTGTGCGAAGACGCAGCGTTCCCGATGTAGGATAGGACAGAATTGACGTCTTGAAAGGAAGACGAAAATGCTCCATCGCGAACTCGGTATGCCGCTTGTATACGGAACGAAAGTGCGTAAAGGACGGATTACCAGTAACAAGTTGGTCTTGTGCGCCTTTGCCCACTAATTGTAGCAATCCTCCAGGCATTGTTCTATTGTATACAGCAGTATTTAACTGCTTGACGGATAATATCGCGTCAGCCAATCAAGTTCAGAACGTTCATTATTCTCGCAATAGAACCCACCTTTCCCGTTAAATACTGTCGAAAGAGACTCGAAGTATTCCTGATACATTGGTGCGACCCTCTCCAATGAGTAGTTTTTCACCGCCCAGTCGCGACAAGATTGACGACTTATCTTATCAATGTTCTTTCCTGCCCATACGAACTGCTCGATACTTCGGCACCGGTAACCAGTTATTCCGTGAAGGTTCGTTTCTGCGAATGCGCCCCAATCCGATGTGATGACTGGGGTTCCACACATAAGGGCCTCTACAACAACCATCCCGAAAGGCTCCACGTAATAAGAAGGAACAATCAATGCCTTTGCGTGTTTCATGAATTGCGTTCTGGTCTTAGGTTCCACAGCAGGAACAGTTATTACGTGTTCTGGGACCGGGTTACAAATATCGGACAGATTTCCCTGTCCTACGACGACAAGCTTTACCCCGAGACGTTTCGTCATTTGGATTGCGATATCTACACCTTTTGAAGGAATTAGCCGACCCATATGAAGAAAGTAATCTCGAGGCGTTTCGTTGAACTCAAAGTCGTTCGTGTCGAAATAGTGTGGAATGACGGCATCATACCATCTTGGTTCAATAGAGTGCTTCCCGTATATGTAATGCATCACGGCGTAGGAAGCAAACACTGCATGCTTCGCGAATGGTATGTTATGCGTTCCAACAGCAGGCTCGACTGCTATTAAATCAGGGTGAGCATTTGTAATCGGCTGTTGAGACCACCCCCAGAAGGCAATGATAAAATCCCCCTTCTCTTTTCTCTTCTCAATTTCAGGGATTGCCCTATCGTTAAACGTCGTGTGCGCGTAATCATCGTTTGCGTGAGTGAACAAATTCTTCTTCCAATCCCTACCCGGATAAGCCTTCTCGAGAACCTCGTCGTCCGTAACTGCGATGTTCTCTGTGCATTCTAACACCGAGTGTTCGTGACCATAGTGATAAACAGTGTGTCCCCGTGCTAACATCATCTTACACCAGTTGAGAACGTTTTGAGTGAATGGACATGCGGAAAAATCCTTTCGAGTAATCGTATGAGGAGGCGGCAAAACGTGAAATCGCATTGATAATATATCGCCAGTATCCATTTAAGTTACGACATGTGTGCCTGAAACATGTTTACGCGAAAGGGAGTCTCAAAGCCTTTAATCGGACCCATATCTACTGGAGTCATGGGATAATGGTTCGTCGTTTGCTCGTAAGAAGATGCCGGCTCAGTATTCATTTTTACCATCACCGCTTGACGAGACGATGATGTTGTCGGATATTGGTACACTATTACCAGAACAACGATTGCCGCTACAAAAACCGAGAAAAGAACGGACCACATATTTACATTAAGTAGTTAAAAAACGGAATCTCGTTTCCTATTCTCTCATTAACACAAGAATGGAAGAGCGAGCCCTCGAGACACTCAAGATTGTTCTGCGCAACCGAGGTGCGAAAGACAGCTCTTATGAGAAAGTCGGAGCCCCAATGGAACATACACACATGTTTACCTATGACGGTATTCTAATCGTATTCAGCGATAAGACCCGCGTCTCTGAAAACGAGCTCAATCACATAATAAATTATTCCGAAGAAAATGGGTATAGCAACGGCATCGTAATCATTACGCCAGCAAAGTCATCCGACTCTGTATTGTCTGCTATTCGTAAGCGTGCATCCGAAGTAGAGAAACCACTGGTTCTTGTGTTTGAGCTTCGCCATCTCCAGTTTGATATTTCAGCTCACCGCAAGGTCCCGAAACACCGAATCCTTACGAATGAGGAGCTAGATGCTGTTCTGAAGGAGTTTCACGTTACAGATCCAACCAAGTTTCCTAAAATCGATAGTCAAGACCCTATGGCACGATGGATTGGGGCTAGGCCTGGAAATGTCTTGGAGATTCTTGGGCTATGCGAAGCGTCCGGGAATAACCGACGGTACAGGTTGTGTGTTGAGAGCGCGGCGGAAACCTGATGCAAATATGAGTCCGACAAGAATGATGAGGCCTATCGCTATCAATACAAAGTAAAACAGATTCACACCATCGACATGTATCGCCTCTCGGTCGACTTCCGCGAAAGATTTCTCGAGCGAATGAACTTTATCGCGACCCTGCTGTACTTGTGCATGCTGCTCCTTGTATTTTTCAATATCGGACTGTAGTTTGCGGACTCTATCTGGCGTAAGTTTACACCCACCTTCTTCGTTAAGACGCAAAAAGTTTGTAACTAGCGTAGTAAGGTCCTTATTTGCGTCAAGGGCGTCTTTTATGAATACGCACTGCTTGGGCCTGTCCGTCTCTGTTTTCGCGCTCTGAAGCGCCCTTGAGTATCGGTCCTTTAGTTGGGAATAGTTCGTTTCAAACGTGGCTGCGTTTGCGTTGCGGTCAGTTTGGAACTCGGTTGGGTTCATTACATTTTGTTTAGATAGAATAAATGCCGAGGATATCTATGCAAGACAGGGAACCCGGAGCTGTTATTAAAGCGCTTTACCCGGCGGTTGACGCATCAATGATTACGCAGATGAAGCGCAACCAGGCAATTGTGCTAGATGCACTCTCGAATCCTAAAGGACGCAAAAGTGTGGGTGTTGTTGTGGACGGCCAGAAGACGCGTGGAACTACGGGGGGTGTTGTTCCTATTTTCAGTGCGAAGGGAGCGCGCCTGTCATTTTTCCGTGTGGGTTAAATAATGGACTTTGCGACAATCACAGAGAACGCGAATTCGATTATAAAAACCGCTGCACGAGAAGGGGGCACTACGGACGCATACAAGGATATTCCAAGCGTAGACGCTCAGCGCGAAATCATCGTGTCGCATATGAAGAGTGAGTATAGCGACAGGACGTTGAATATGCTGAACGCGAAGGCATTCGCCGATACCTCCAACACTTACAAGAACCTCACAACGTCGACAGAAGGAGAAATTGAGAAGCTTCGGTCGAATGCTAGTGAGATTGAAACCAAACTCCACGGGCGAGAGGTCGACTTGAAAACTTCGAAGAGTAGGACTACAATTTTGCTAGTGTTAGCGATTACCGTTGCAGCAGTTGTGGCGGTGTATTCTGTACTGAGTAGCTCTGAATATGTCCACGCGTTCGCCATAACGTGTCTAGGAATCGGATTCGGCTATGCGCTGTATCTTCGAGGACAACCTTTGTCTTCCGAAGACGATACCTTTTCATACATAAAATCATTCATAACGTCTGCAACTACGCCCAATGAATAAATGTATTCAAGAATATAAATGAAGACACGCGACTTGTATATCGTAGCAGGAGGCGTTCTATTACTAGTTTTATACGTCATATCTGCACGTAGTTCGTCGTGCGAAGGCTTTACGGATGACCCTGCGCTCACGAGTGAGATAGACAGACTCAATAGGGAATTAGTCAGCGTAGATTCGGACCCTACATTTAACAGCTTGCCTCCCTCTTTACGAGGCCAATTGAAGGATAGAGTGAAACAGCATATCGCGGAACAAATAAAAGAAAAAGTCGCCAAGCGCGATGCCGCCCGTACCGCTGCTGCCACCG